CGGCTTTAATTCGTTTTCCTTAAGAGGTCATCATGCCTATCGCAAAATCAACTATGGGTGAAACCGTTCAGGCTGGCGTAGGCAAGTCCGCGCAGGGCGACGCTCGTGTAGGTCTGGGTGGTGTATTTAACGTGCAGTGCTTCGATGCTGACGGTAATCTGAAGTGGGAAGATCAGTTCCACAATCTCGTTGTCAACGAAGGGCTGCAAGACTTAAACAACAAGTACTTCAAGGGTGTGACTTACAGCGCCGCTTGGTATCTTGGTCTGGTAACCGGTCCCGGTTCTGGCACGACCTACGCTGCTTCTGACACGTTGGCTTCTAAAGCGTGGACTGAGTTCACAGACTACACCGGAAACCGCAAGGCGGTGACATTTGGTACGCCTACGCTGGCTGATCCATCGGTGATTGATAACTCAGGTTCACCTTCATCGTTTGTTATTACCGGCGGTGGTGGCACTGTTGCTGGCGCGTTTCTGACCAGTGTAGCTACGGGCACATCGGGCATCCTGTTTTCAGAAGGCGACTTCACAGGCGGCGACAAGATCGTAGCCTCAGGTGACACTATTAATGTCACTTACACATTCAACGCAGACGCAGCGTAACGGAGGACATATGGCGGCATTTAAAAAAGGCGACACCGTCAAGGCCAAGGGCGTAATCCCACAAGGCCCGGTAGAAGCCATGAAGATGGATGAAGATGGCAATATCCAGTACCTGATTTCGTGGACTGACAGCGATGAGGTGACACAGTCGCGCTGGTTCGATGAGGATCAACTGACGGCAGGATAAGAGGTTAAGGGCGCATGTTTGGCATCACGACCTTTGCACAAGCGCCCTTTTCCGCACTGGGCGGGACAGTATTCGCCGTTTCGGTTTCTGAGACAGTTAATGCGAGTAGTGCTGAAGCTGCGCAGTTTGATGTACTTGCTTCAGTAAGTGAGTCAGTAGCAGGATCAGATGCAGTAGCAGCGCAGTTTATTGTTAACGCAGCGGTAAGTGAGACAGTAAACGGCAGCAGCACAGAAGATGTAACGGTTGACTACGGTGTTGCCTTAAGTGAGTCGTTGATTGGGTCTGATGCGTTTGCAGGACAAGCAGACTTTGTAGTAGCGGTAAGTGAGACAGCATCTGGGTCAAGTAGTGAGGCAGCACAGACGGACTTTGCAGTTGCGGTAAGTGAAACTGTGACAGGTTCGGATGCGGTAGTAGCGCAGTTCAACGTCAATGCAGCAGTAAGCGAGACGGTTAACGCCAGCAGCACGGAAGCGCCGCAAGTTACGTTTATAAGTGAAATAAGTGAAGCGGTCACAGGCAGTGATAGCAACGCAGCGCAGGCAGATTTTGCTGTATCGCTAAATGAGTCGGTAACCGGTAGTGATGTAAACGCGGCGGGGGCGATATTCGTTGCGTCGTTGCTGGAGCAGTTTGCGGCGGCAGATGCGTTTACTTGCCGGTACTTGTGGGAGTTGATTGAGACCTCGCAGCCGCCGGTGCCGCCAATCATTGAAGTAACTGTAGCAACATTTAGTGGTGTAGGGTTCTCTGAGATGTCGTTCTCCGGGGATTCACGCAGACAAGTATCGGCGGGTACATGGGTGGATATTCAGAACAACACGAATAGCGACTGGACTACGCTGGATACGGATCAGCCACCGGGCTGGAGCATTATTGAGACAGTATAGGAACTAACATGCCACTTGTAGTCAGAGACCGAGTAAAGGAAACCTCGATAACCGCCGGTACTGGCACTTTGACGCTAGACGGTGCGGTAGCAGGGTTCCAATCATTTGCGGCGATAGGTAACGGTAACACCACGTACTACACTATCGTTGACAACATCGCTAACACATGGGAAGTCGGGATCGGTACTTATACCTCCTTAGGCACGACGCTCTCCCGTGACACGGTGCTGGCGAACTCGCTGGGCACCACAGCACTAATTAACTTCGCTAGTAACAGCAAGGATGTCTTCTGTACCTACCCGGCAGGGCGGTCAGTTTATTCTGACGGTACTAATATCACTCCGGCGACAGCGGCAACGGTACTAACAACCAGCGGCGGCACGGGCTTATCTAGCTACACAGCGGGTGACCTGCCTTACTTTGCTGCGGGTACGGCGTTTACCAAGCTTCCAATTGGTGCGGCGGGTAGGTTCTTAACCTCTACAGGCACGGCTCCGCAGTGGTCTGATCCCACAGGTGTGGCGGTAACAAGTATTACGTTCGGAACTACAGGCTTAACTCCTGCGACGGCAACACAAGGTGCGGTAACAGTAGCCGGTACGCTCATCACATCCAACGGCGGTACGGGTTTAAGTAGCTACACCGCAGGCGACCTTCCCTACTATGCAGCCGGTACGTCATTAACTAAACTTGGCATCGGTGCAGCTAACACCGTCATGACATCGAGTGGCTCTGCGCCGCAGTGGTCTACAAGCATTAGTTTAACGACGGTAACTGCGCAGACGGTGGTGGCTTCGAACGGTATCTTTGTAAACGGTGCGACGGTGTCAACGAGCTACTCCATCCCGAGCGGTAGTAATGCGATGTCAGCGGGTGTGATTACGATTGCGAACGGTGTCACAGTCACGGTGCCGGATGGCTCACGCTGGACTGTAGTCTGAAGGATTAAAACATGGCAACGACGATAACAGCGGGTAATGCGACGAACGGTGCTGCGATTAGCAGCGACAACACCGGGATACTGGAATTTAAAACAGGTACAGGTTCTGGCACAACCGCGCTTACACTCAGTACGGGGCAACAGGTGGCTTATGCGTTAGGTACAGCGGCTGCGCCATCAATCACATTCTCGGGGGATACCAACACCGGTATTTTTTCCCCTACAGCAGATACGATTGCATTTGCTGAAGGCGGTGCAGAAGTAGCTCGGTTTGATAGCGCGGGGAATTTTGTGCTTGGAACCACTTCCTCGCTGAGTGCTGCTGCAAACCGGATTGACCTGACTATCAACGGTACATCGTCGGCAATCTTGTCGCTTGGTACTGGAGGTGCTCGCAGAGGCTACGCGCTGCATGATGGTACTGACTTCACGATTGCAAATGAAACAGCAGGGGCTTTGCGATTCTTAAACAGCGGTTCCGAACGCGCCCGTATCACCAGCACAGGAAACTTTGCAATCGGTACTACGGTAACTACAAACTTTGGCGACCGTGGTTTATACGTTTCAGGAAATAATGGTAGTTATTCCGCTGTTTCAATCGGTGCTTCCGGCAGCGGTTACGGATGCGTTGGCTACGGCATAGGGTTTACAGCAACTGACGGCCAGATTAAAGCACTGGCGACCGATAACATGTCTTGGCTGCGCTTCCAAAACGGCGCGTTCCAGTTCTTTCAACAAACATCTGCCACAGCGGGAACAACGTACACCGGCACACAAGCAATGACGCTGGATGCGAATGGTCGTTTGGGGATTGGTGTAACTACCCCCGGTGTTGGACTTCAGGTGACAGGTAATGCGTCGGCTTTAGTTAGCACCACTCATTATTGGAATTACAATGGGTCTAGTGGTACTTCCGGACAGGGCATCCTTACAGGTTATTTCACCGGCACAGGCGTTGGTGGAATGATTGCCGGTGATGCTGCAGGCGGTACAGTTAATAATCTCACCTTCTGCGGGTACAACGGTTCTGCATGGAATGAGTTAATGCGCTTGCGCGGTGATGGTAATTTGTTAGTGGGGACTACAACTTCTCACTCCAAATTAACGGTTCAAGGGCAAGGTTCGTTTGGTTCTACCGGTTCTGGCGGAAACGGAATTTACCTGTACATCAATAACGCGCTGTCCGATAATTCATATTTATCTAGAGGGTCTGCTGGCACTGGAACAACCACTTGGTACATCGGTAATCAAACAATCACCACTTCGTCTGATGAAAGACTAAAAGCAAATATCGCCCCAACAGAACGAAATGCACTTGAACTATTGCAGCAATGGGAAATTGTTGACCACACATGGAATGACCCATCGGATCAATGCGAAAACAATCGCAATAGTAGAGGCGTATGGACAGGCGTAGTCGCTCAACAGGTGCAGCCTATTACCCCTTGGTTGGTTAATAAGCCGCTTGAAGAAATAAACGAAGACGGGTCGATTAATCCTTGGACAATGGATTTTGGTTATGCGGTTCCGTTGTTAGTTAAAGCCATCCAAGAACTTAAAGCAGAACTCGACGCGACGAAAGCTGAAGTCGCAGCATTAAAAGGAGCAGCACAATGACAGCGGGAATTAAAGCCAATGTAGACGGCAGCGCAGCTATTCAGGTAGGCGGCACAGACGTTATTACGCTGACATCAGGTGGTGCTGCGACGTTTGTGACTAGCCCTACGACGGTACAAGCAGGAACAGCAGCGGCTCCGAGTATTACGACATCAGGTGATACCAACACAGGTATTTTCTTCCCGGCAGCAGATACGATTGCATTTACCGAGGGTGGTGTTGAGTCTGCGAGAATTGACGCTAATGGCACATGGACATACCGTGCTTCTACGTTAGCCTCTTATCAATGGACTGCATGGAATCCCTCCGACATAATTGGAACGACAACTACTGCCCCATCTACAGGAACGACTGACGATAGCAACTACGTCACAATGTCGAATTCATCCGGCACATTGACGGTTACTTTTGATGTTGCTGGAACATATTTGGTCTGCATTAATGGTATCGCGTTTCACGCCAATGCTTATATCTACGATACTTTTTATACCAACTTAGGTGGTACTGCAACGCGAAGAATTGGCAGGGACGACCCGAATAACTGGGGAGACGGCACGAATGACGGGAATATGTCTATAACAACATCTTTTTATGTGAGTGCTACAGCCAGTCAAACGCTTACGATTCAGCCACGATACAGGGTTTCTGCTGGCGGTGGAACTGCCAGCCAACATACAGCGTATTGCAACGCAACTATCCAGTATTGCGGAGGCTAACATGACACCAGAATGGGAACTAAGAAGAATCCGTAATGCTCACTTGCGTGAATGTGATTGGACACAGTTTGCAGATTCACCGCTAACGGCAGAGCAAAAGCAAGCATGGGCTACATATCGTCAGGCGTTAAGAGATTTGCCAGCGAATTCAACACCATCGTTTGATGAGAATAATCAGTTGGTAGGCTATGTACTGCCACAAAGACCGGAACAAGGAGCATAACCATGCCACTCGTATTAGACGGCACAAACGGAGTCAGCGGCGTAGATGGTACTGCGTCCAACCCGTCCTATGAAGGCACAGACAGCAACACGGGCATATTCTTCCCTGCTGCGGATACGGTAGCTATTGGTACAGGTGGTACGGAACGAGTACGAGTTGTTTCGGCGGGGGACGTTGGGGTTGGTACGTCCACACCAGCAACCATATCCAATAGAACCGTTTTGTCGATTAATAACGCAAGTAACGGCGGCGCATTAAATTTATTGGTCAATGGAACAGAAACATTACGACTACTGACTGACAACTCATCTTTTGGTTACGTTTATAACGTAGCTAACCAGCCTCTAGTCTTTGGCACAAACAACACCGAACGCATGAGGCTGGATGCGAGTGGGAAGTTGCTTGTTGGCGGTACAAGTGCAATTGGTTCTCCATACATTCAGTCAAGAACTACAAACAGCACAACTATTTCTGGTAGTTATGCTTGGAATTCAACAGACCAAGGAATTTCACTTATAAACGAAAGTAGCACCACAGGAACAGGTGTCGGCATAACCATGCTTGGCGGGAGTAGTAGAAACTCCATTGGTGCTATTTACATGGTGCAAGAAACAGGCAATTCCCTTGGTGCATTATCTTTTTATACTGGTGGTGGAGGTTTAAGCAGCCCTTACGCTTATGAGCGCGCCCGTATCACCAGCGGTGGTGATTTGCTGGTGGGGAAGACAGTTACGACGTTTTCAACTGCTGGCATTAACTTAGCCACCAACACCATTGAAGTCACAAGAAGCGCAGACAAATTGATGGCGCTCAATCGTCTAACGTCCGATGGAGCTCTTGTCGATTTTTACCAAGACGGAACATTAGAAGGCAACATCTCCGTCTCCGGAACAACCGTGTCCTACAACGGTGGTCACTTAGCGCGTTGGTCACAGCTACTCAATGGTCAGCGTGACGAGTCAATTCTCAAGGGTACAGTCTTGTCCAACCTTGACGAGATGTGCGAATGGCTTGACTCAGAAGGTAATCCGCTGCCAAACGAACAGTTAAACCGCATGAAGGTATCTGACGTTGAAGGTGATACGAATGTGGCTGGCGTATTTGTAAACTGGGATAACGACGATCAAGACAACCCCTACGACATGAACATCGCTATGACAGGCGACATGATTATCCGTATTGCTCAAGGTGTCACAGTTCAGAAAGGCGACCTGCTGATGTCTGCTGGTGACGGTACTGCCAAGCCACAGGGTGACGATATTGTGCGATCAAAGACGGTTGCTAAGGTCACATCCAATCACGTTACCTGTACCTACGATGATGGTTCGTATTGTGTACCGTGTGTATTGATGGCTTGCTAATAGGGGGAAAGATGAAATTCGAACTAGACCAAAACGAAGCGCAGTTTATCGTACAGGTAATCGGCAACCTGCCAACGCAGTCAGGAGCGCATCCTCTGTGGCAGAAGCTGGTAGCACAGTTTAACGAGCAAGTACCGCCAAAGCCGGAGGAAGTAAATTGACCCGCTAACCCTACTCGCTGCGGCTAATGCCGCTGTTGCCGCAGTAAAGGCTGGATGCAAACTTTACAAGGACATCAAAGGCGCAGCGGGTGATGTTAGCGACGTACTGAAAGACTTAAAGGAGCAGTACAACAAGATAGTAGACCCGACGCCAATACAGAAGCAGCAGTACAACGCCGAAGTGCAGCGGGTGCAGGAGATAGCCAAGGCTGACCCGAACGACGTATTCACCGACATCGGCACTCAGTTAGGCGCGTTGATGGATACCCATGACGAGATTGCCAAGCTGTTGTTGAAAGAGCAGTTAGAAGCAAAGACGGTATATAAGGGCGACGACAGCATAGGTAAGCGGGCGTTGCGCCGGATACTGATCAACTCAAGGCTCGATGCGATATGGGCCGAGGTTAGAGAGACGATGGTATATAAAGCCCCGCCGGAGTTAGGTGCGCTGTGGAGTAAGTTTGATGAGATGCGGCAGGAGATTATTGCCGAGCAGGAGATAGCCCACGCAGAGGAACTGAGACTAGCACAGATAGCAACATGGCGACGCAGAAAAAGAATAGCGGAAATCAGGGCAAGAGCAATGTGGGTTTCGGCAGTACTCTTCGTAATAGCATGGGCGGTGGGTCTAATGTGGCTAACGACAAGAAGCATGATTACGAGAACGTCCCTTGGTCACTGATTGTCGTAGTACTCACCGTGGTGCTGATGTTCTTCATCGTGATGCCCGTCTTAGCGTTTATGTACTATGACATGTACTACGCAACCCAAGCGGCGGTGCATGAGGTGCGGAAGATGAAGGAACTGCGCAAAGAGATACAGATTGAAAGGATGTACGGACAATGATCACGCTGGCACAGTTCAAGAAGTTCGCACCCAATACCAAATACGCCCAGCAGTGGTACGACACCCTGTTCGGCCCACAGACTGAATTGGGCGGTAAGTCTCTTCTAGAAGAGTATCAGATCAACACCAAACCCCGTGTTGCATCGTTCCTAGCCCAGTGCGGGCATGAGTCAGGCGGCTTTGTCTTTGTTACTGAGAACCTGAACTACAGCGCGTCAGGACTCATGCGCGTGTTCCCAAAGTACTTCCCCACCCTTGAACTTGCCAAGCAGTATGAGCGCAATCCGAGGAAGATAGCCAGCCGTGTGTATGCCAACCGGATGGGTAACGGGGATGAGGCTAGTGAGCAGGGCTGGATTTTTCGCGGACGGGGCATTCTCCAGCTGACGGGCAAGGATAACTATTTTTGGTTTGGTGCGTCACTCGACCTAACTCCAGAGCAAGCGTCTGAATACTTGGAGACCTTCGAGGGTGCAGCGCAGAGCGCCTGCTGGTTCTGGGAGACGAATAAACTCAACGCGTTGGCTGACGCTGGAGATATTAAGGGCATGACCAAGCGTATTAACGGCGGATATATTGGATTGGCAGACAGGGAACATCACTATGAAATTGCGCTCAATATGTTTAATTCTGGCAGTCGTTTGGCTTAGTGCATGTGATCAGTACCGATATCCTTGCCAAAATCCCGAAAACTGGGAAAAGAAAGAGTGCAAGAGACCATACTGTAGTAGCACCGGCACCTGCCCAGACCAGCTTGTAAAACCTGAAGATGTAAAGGTAGAGACAAATGAACCCCCTAAAGTTGATAGCTCAGTTCCTTGCGCTAACACAGGAACAACACGATGCGGTAATTAAGTTCTGTATCGCGGTGACCTTCTGCTTCACTGTTGTGATGATGGTGGGTATTTCGCTCTACAGCGTGGTTTGGGTGACTCAGCCGATGACGGGCATGGCCCCGGCGGACAAGCAGTTCTTCTTAATTCTGTCGGACATGAGCAAATATATTCTTGGCTCATTGGCAACCCTACTCGCCGTCAAAGGCAAGGATGCGCTGCCGCAATTCACCCCACCGGGGTTATCCACCAAGGAAGAGCGGGAAGATAAGCCGACACCATCGGCACCCAAGGCACCAGCACCAACCCAAGCGCCAGTCCGCATGGAGCCAAGTATTGACCCTATTAGTTCAGTGCCGTCTGTAGCTACAGGCTATGGCGGCAAACCAGCCCCAGTACAACCACCACATCCGGAGATCACATGATGAAGCTACTCAGCCTACGCATGATTATTACTGTTTTAACAAGCTTAGTGTTAGCCATCCAGATTCACGCTGCGGAGACGAAGAAGGTCTGTAACAAGCAGAAAGACAGTAAAGGTAAGGAAGTGCAGGTCTGCAAAGAGATCAAGGTGCACAAGAAGTTGGATGGGACTAAGGTGCCGCCAAAATGAACCCGTGGGTAATACTTGGCTTCGTGCTTGCTATTGGCGCGGCGGCTGGGGGCGGGTATTATAAAGGCAACTCTGCGGGTCGCGCAGAAGTTCAACAGGCGTGGGACAAGGAAAAGGCGGAACAGTACGCCGCCTACGCTAAAGGACAAGAAGAAGCGCGACAACGTGAGCAGGAAATGCAGCAAGCGGCGGATAAGCTGCGGAGGGAAAAAGATGCTGAGATTAAGAACATCAATGCTCGTGCTACCGCTCTTACTAACAGCCTGCGCGACAGGCAGGAGCGCCCCGCCAAAGATGGTGCCGTGTCCGGTACTTCCGGTGCTAGATCAGCCGCCTGTAGCGGAAAAGAGCTTTACAGAGAGGATGGCGAATTTCTTGTCCGGATCGCTAGAGAAGCCGACGAACTCCGCGCCTCCCTCGACCAATGCGTCAAACAATACAACGCCGCAAGGCAAAAGTAAGGAATAGCGATGCCAAGTACATATAGCCCAAACCTACGAATTGAATTAATTGCTAATGGTGAGCAGTCTGGTACGTGGGGTGCGACAACTAATAGTAATCTTGGTACGCTGATTGAAGATGCTATCTCTGGCTATGTGTCAGTTAGTATTACTTCTGCTAATCAAGCGTTGACTGCACTAAACGGCGCAGCGGATCAGTCTCGCAACATGGTCATTAATCTGACTACGACTACAACCGCTAACTTCAATGTCTACATCCCACCAGCGGAAAAAGTCTACATTATCAGAAACGCTAGTGCGTATGACGCGACAATCTATTGCTCGACAGTTATTGGCAATACGACAGCGGCAGGCACAGGAGCCACTATTCCCGCTGGGCGTGAGACGCTCATATTTTCTGACGGCACAAACGTATCTTTGGCGGTTGATTATGTATCGTCATTGAATCTTGCTTCGCCTCTACCTGCGACATCAGGTGGTACAGGACAATCTTCATATACTGTAGGCGATTTACTGTATGCGAATACATCTACAACTTTAACTAAATTAGCGGACGTAGCTACTGGAAATGCCTTAATTTCTGGTGGAGTAGGAGTTGCTCCTAGCTACGGTAAGATAGGTTTAGCAACTCATGTTTCGGGCACTTTACCGACTGCTAATGGTGGCACAAACCTGACTTCATTTACTTCCGGCGGCGCCGTTTATGCAACTTCTACTTCTGCGCTTACTACTGGCACACTGCCTGTAGCGTCTGGCGGTACTGGGGCTACGTCTCTTACAGCAAACAACGTGTTGCTGGGTAACGGCACTTCTGCGGTACAAACTGTAGCCCCCGGCACTAGTGGGAATGTGCTGACATCTAACGGCACAACATGGTCTTCAAGCGCACTACCAACCGCGTTTGTTACCGGCATGATCATGATGTGGTCTGGCAGTATTGCTACTATTCCATCAGGTTGGCAGTTATGTAATGGTACAAACGGTACTCCTGACCTACGAGATAGATTTATTGTTGGTGCCGGTAACACATATAACCCCGGTAATACAGGTGGCTCTGCTAACGCAACATTGGTAAGCCACACCCACACGGCTACTACAACAGCAACTGATTCTGGGCACTCGCATACTACCGCTCTGTATTATCGCCCACACTCAGCGTCTGGCGCTGCACAACAATACGCTCAAAATACAACTGGGTTTGGTGGGCAAATTTCTACTAATAGTGGCACCGCAAACATTACTGCGTCTACATCAATAAGCACTGAAGGTTCGTCAGCTACCAATGCAAACCTGCCGCCGTACTACGCGCTGGCATTTATTATGAAACTGTAAAATGCCATTACAGAAACTTCAATTCCGCCCCGGTGTAAACCGCGAGGGCACGACGCTTGCCAACGAGGGTGGTTGGTACGATTGCGACAAAGTGCGATTCCGCTCTGGCTATCCTGAGAAGATAGGTGGCTGGGCAGCTGCTTCGTTCAATACATTCCTCGGCACATGCCGATCACTATGGAATTGGGTAACACTAAAAAGCTACAACCTAATGGGTGTAGGCACTAATCTGAAGTTCTACATTGAGTCGGGCGGGGCGTACTACGACATTACACCGCTTCGTGAAACTAATACCAACCCATCAAATCAGATTACGTTGGCAATTACGACGGGCTCTAACCTGTTGACAATCACGGATACAAACGCTGAGTCTTTGCAGACCGGGGATTTTGTAACACTGGCAGGCGCAACCACATTGAGCGGTAACGTTACTGCGTCAGTATTGAATAACGAGTTTCAGATTGTGTCAGTGTTGTCTGGTACGCAGTACACCGTTCAGCTTTCTGTTACCTCAAACGCAACAGCATCGTCTAGCACCATGACAGGGCTAACGATTGCCTACCAGATCAATACAGGTTTTGCTACTTATACGATTGGTACTGGTTGGGGTGCGCCACCGTGGGGCGGCTTTGTATCGGGCGGTGCAGCGTCTCCGTTAAACGGGACAATTAATTCGTCTGTCACGACTATTACTGTAAACAGCACAGCAGCGTTTTCAGCGTCGGGGGCTATCTTAATTGATAGCGAATACATCACCTATTCGGGTAAAACTTCGACTGATTTTACAGGCTGCGTTCGCGGCGCTGACGGTACGACGGCTGCTTCACACACAACAGGTGTGTCGGTATTTCAGTCCACTACGTTCCCCGGCTGGGGCCAAGGCTTTACCACAGGGTTCGGCTTTCAGTTGCGCCTGTGGAGTCAGTCTAACTTTGGCGAAGACCTGTTGTTCTCACCACGCGGCGGCGCTTTGTATCTGTGGCAACCGGGGTCGGCAGCTACGCCTGCGTATGGTACTCGTGGCACTTTAGTGTCAGGCACGGATGTGCCAAGCCAGATCAACGAGATCATGGTGTCGGATCAGACGCGCATTGTGATTGCGTTTGGTTGCAGTGAATACGGCACTTATGGAACAGCCATATTTGATCCGATGCTAATCCGCTGGACTGCGCAAGAAGACTATACCGACTGGACGCCTGTTGCTACTAACCAAGCAGGTAGCTACCGCCTGTCCCACGGCTCTGAAATTGTCGGTGCGCTGCAAACTCGTCAGGAAATCAACGTCTGGACGGATGCGGCTGTCTACTCTATGCAGTATCTTGGCCCTCCGTTTGTCTGGGGCTTTACACTTTTATCTGACAACATCTCTATTGCTTCGCCAAATGCGATGGCTACCGCTGCGGGCGTGGTGTACTGGATGGGCACAGACAAGTTCTACGTCTACTCAGGTCGAGTGGAAACGCTACCCTGCGCGGTGCGTACTTATATCTACGACAACATTAACCGGGATCAGTTCTCGCAGGTCTACGCTGGCACGAACGAAGGCTACTCAGAGGTCTGGTGGTTCTACTGTTCCGCCAATTCCGAGGTTATTGATCGCTACGTTATTTTCAACTATCTGGATCGGGTCTGGTATTACGGCTCAATGGACAGAACGGCGTGGCTAGATACATCCTTGCGCGATTACCCAATAGCGGCGACTAGCAACAATATTCTGGTGTACCACGAAGCGGCGGTGGACGATGGCTCGACTAACCCTGCAAGCCCGATAAATGCGTATGTGCAGTCATCCGACTTTGATATTGGTGACGGTCACAACTACGGGTTCGTCTGGCGCATGATCCCTGATATCACGTTCGACGGCTCCAACACGTCGGGTACAACCACCATCAACCCAGAAGTTAACTTCACGGTGCGTCCACGTCAGAATCCCGGTGCCAGCTACAGTGCGTCAAATGCTCCAGTAGTTCAGTCCGCACAAACCTATCAGACGCAAAGTGTTTACACGGTGCAGGAATTTACTGAGATTGTGTACACACGGATTCGTGGGCGGCAGATGGCGTTTAAGGTGGAGTCCAACACGCTAGGTACACAGTGGCAGTTGGGTGTGCCGCGAATCGATGTTAGACCTGACGGCAGACGCTGATGACTGTACAAACTAAACCAGTAGCTTTACCTAAAACGCCGCTGCTGCCATACGCGCCGGTTGTTTATGACAGGCAGTATCAGGACACGCTTAATAACATCCTGCGCCAGTACTTTGCCACGCTAGACAATTTCGCATCTCAGTTCTGTTTGAGCGGTGTTTATACAGTAGCAACATTACCCGGCGCTGGCGCGTTGGGTGCAGGCGCTAGAGCGTTTGTCATTGACTCGTCGGTATCAACATTTGGTACCACGGTAGCTGGTGGTGGTAGCGGAAAAGTGCCGGTTTATTCGGATGGTACCGACTGGAAAGTCGGCTAATACCATAGGATTTGACGCAGTGAAGTGCTACACTTCTTGCAATTGACATTGAGGTGAAACTATGGCTTTTTTAGCCCCTCTTGCTGCTGGTGCGGGCACTGTTGGTGCAACCGCTGGCGCTGCTGCTCTAGCCAAGGGTGCCGCCCTTGCTGGGGGTTCTAGTTTAGCGACTGGTCTTGCGGCTGGCACTGCTCTAGGTGCTAAAGCATCTCTGGCGGCGATGCCCGCCTTATCCTATGCCGGGGCAAACGTAGCTTTACCCGCTCTTGCTAGCAAGGGTCTGGCAGCAGCCACACCGGGTATTTTTAGCGCCGCAGCGCCTGCTCTTGGTGGCTTGCAGTCGCTTGCTGGGCCGGGGTTGCTCAATACGATGGGTATGAGTCCTTTGGCTGGATTGGCAGGAACTACCAGCATGGTGCCAACAGCTACGGGGTTATCTTCTTTATACAGCACTGTCCCTGCGTTAACTACATCCCCAGCGGCGAGTGGCTTGCTCAATACTCTGGGTATGAGCCCATTAGGTGGGGCGCAGGCAATTATCCCTAATGCAACGGTAGCCGGTCAGACAGCGGCGCTGGAAGCGGCGAAGGGAAGCATTATTGGTTCAGGTGCACAAGCACAAACGAACCTTGCGCGACAATTAGCGATGGATGCGGCGAAACAGCAGGCAGTAGGTAGTGGCACTCAGTCGCTAATAAATACTGCTAACACAAACGCCAGCGTAATAGATGCAATTAACCGAAATGTAGCTGGCGGTGCAGCACAAGGTTCTCCCGGAATAGCATCAGCACCGGCACCATATACCCCAGCGTCACCCATCGTAAAGGGGCAAAACTTCTTACAAAACGCGGGTAACTTTTTCAAAGACCCAAGCGTAGACGCAGCAATTGATTACGCCAAGGAACACCCAATGGCAACGGCGGGTTTAGGTTTAGGGGCGTACCAATTACTTAAACCAAAAGAAAAAGCGCCATCTAAAGACGTAGCACTTATTCGTCCGTATACATTTGACTACAACCCCAACGCTGAAGCATATGCAGTCAGCCCAACAACTGACTCTAGTGAACGTTTGTACTTTAATCCTGTTTTTACCGCGCAGACACCCTATGAAGCACCGGGGCCAGAATATAGAAAAGCCGCTGAAGGTGGGCTAATGGGGCTGGCTGTTGGTGGCCCAGTTGAAACTATGTCTGCTATGAACGCAGTGGGCTCTAATCTAATGTATCCACAGGCGCAACTTCAGACCGCCTTGTACTCTAACCCAACTATGCAGCGCCCAGAGCCCGTGAATGTTATATCGCCGAGCGGAGATGCCGCAGTGGGTGCATATACTGGAGAACAAAAACTTGCTGATGGTGGGCAGATAAATCTGCAAGGTACATTAAACGTAAGCAGAGATAACAATGGGCAATCTGGCCCTGCAAGCGTAAACGGTTACTTACCAGTGGGTAGCGGCCCGAGCATGGTTAATCAATCTGCGCCTTTGGCAATGCAACCAGAAGCAAAACCTTCCTACGAAGAGTATTTGTCAAGCAGGCAGGGTGGGGGCGGCAGGATGAGGGCTATAACCCACGATTTGCCAATGACGAGGGAGCAGTATGAACAATTCAACCCTCAGAGGATTTCTGGCCCCATGCGGCCGCAACCATTTGGTCAAGCTGCTGGAATTATGCGGGCTTTACCATTTGCTGCTGGTGGCGGTGTCTCTGATCTTGGCGGTTATTCCGATGGTGGTCGTTTATTGAAAGGGCCCGGCGATGGAGTTTCTGATTCTATCCCTGCTGTCATTGGCAACCGCCAGCCTGCTCGTCTTGCTGATGGTGAGTTTGTGATCCCTGCGCGTATTGTGTCTGAACTTGGTAATGGTTCGACTGAAGCCGGTGCGCGTAAGCTCTACGCTATGATGGATCGAGTGCAGAAGGCGCGAAGCAAAACAGTCGGTAAAAAGAAAGTGGCTGTAAATACGAGAGCGGATAAACACTTGCCTGCATGAAAATACAGCACGTAGATGTTAACTACACGAATCAATTATGGCCGCAGGTGGAGCAATTCATCGATGCGGCTTTAGCGTATCAAGACGATTACACTCTTGACCACGCGAAGGTCTTTGTAACAAACGGTACTTGGATACTTATCGTAGCAATTGACGATGATGCGGTAATCCACGGTGCTGCAACGATAATGTTCTACAACCGCCCAAACGATAGAGTTGCTTTTGTCGTCACGATGGGTGGCAGGCTAATTACAGGGTCAGATACTTACACGCAATTCACGGACATACTGAAAGCATTCGGTGCCACTTATATAGAAGGCGCATCACGTGCATCAGCAATGAGACTGTGGGAGCGATTTGGCCTCAAAGAAAAGTACCGGGTTGCGGGAGCAAAACTATGAATATTTTTAAGTGGTTGTTTAATCCTGAGTGGTTCATGTTCTATGCCGGTGGTGGCAGCGGTGGCTCTCAACCCCGCGAAACTGTACAAACTCAGACCTCGATTCCTGAGTACGCCAGACCATACGTCGAGCGCATGCTGGGTAAAGCCGAAGCCGCAACGAACGCTCCGTACCAAGCTTATGGTGGACAGCGTGTTGCTGGGTTTGAACCACTACAACAGCAGGCGTTTCGAGGCGCAGAAAATCTTGGACCTACTGCACAAACTGGCATGGCGTCACAGCTTGCTGCTGGTGCTGGTCTACGCGCTGCTGGTATTGGGTACGACCCCACAGGATTTTCCAGCACATACCAAGCGCCGGGGCAATATCAACCGGGGCAGTTTGGCATCATGGGCGCACGGACTAGTAGCTTTACCCGTCCCGGCACAGCCGAAGCTTTTATGTCGCCGTATCAACAGGCTGTCACAGATATTGAGAAGCGTGAAGCAACACGACAATCTGACATTCTTGGACAGCAACTACAAGGTCAGGCAGTACGTCAGGGTGCGTTTGGCGGCGCTCGGTCTGGGATTGTTGAAGCAGAGCGTCAGCGCAATTTGGGGATGCAGTTAGGTGATATCCAAGCCCGTGGGGGCCAAGCAGCGTTTGATCGTGCTACACAACAGTTCAACGCTGAGCAGCAGGCAAGGCTGCAAGCACAATTAGCTAACCAACAAGCATATATGCAAGCGCAGCAAGGGACTGAACAGTCTCGGCAGTTTGGGTTCGGTCAAGGTATGACGGCTGCGGAAGCTCAAGCCCGCTATGGTACAGAAGCGCAGCGTATGGCAGAGCAGTCGCGTCAGTTTGGTGCGCAGTTTGGACTGCAAGGGCTACAGCAACAACTCGCCGCCGCTGGTCAGCTAGGGCAGTTGGGTCAGCAACAGTTCGGACAAGAAGAAGCCGCTATGCGGGCGCAAGCGGGTGCAGGTGCTTTGCAGCAACAACGTTCACAACAAGCGTTGGATCAGGCATATCAAGATTTCTTGTCGCAACGAGGTCATCCGCAGCAGCAGTTGGCGTTCATGTCCGACATCTTGCGTGGCGTTCCATTGTCACAATCGACGCAGTCGGTCTATTCCGCACCGCCGTCTATGTTTGGGCAGTTAGCGGGTGCGGGTATGACTTATATGGGCGCTAAGCAGGCAGGGATATTTGCCGAAGGTGGGTTGGCTTCTGTTGCTGCAAACAAATTGTCGCAGGGGTAAATCATGCTAAGACAAATCCAAGAAATTCAAGATTTGGCAACCAAGTACTCCAAGGCTGACCTTGGACGCATGGTGCAGTTGGGCTTGCTCGACCCACAAAAAGCAATGATGGCTGGCATGATGATCCAGCGTATCGAGCAGCAAAACGCTAAACCACCGCAGGCTACTGTTGCCCAAGAAATACTTGGACTACCTGCTGTCGCTAACCAACCACAACCACCGCAGCCACAACAACCACAGCCTCAGATGCCTCCGCAAGGTGTTGCTGCGCTTCCTCCACAAGGTGCGCCAAGTGCTGGTGTTGCTGCGCTACCAAGTGGCATTAAAGAAATGGCTGGTGGTGGCATTGTGGCATTCGACGAAGGTGGTGAGGTGCCGGGGTATGCAGCAGGCGATCTCGTTTATGACCCATTCACAGGATTGCCTGTTACTGGCGGTGCTCCGACGGATGATTACTCAGCAGCAGAACGCTTCGGGATGTTTTTTGATCCTAACTACAAACCATATCGCCCTTCAAAGCCGCCCGTAAAAAAGGAAGAGGCTAAAGGTGCAACACCTCCAGCGTTTATAGATGCCCGGCAAGCGACACCTGCTGCCCCTGCTGCTCCGGTTGCACCTTCACCATCAGCAGAAAAAGAAGCTCGTGGCCCACAGGTAGCAAAAGCACCGCCGCTCCCTGCTATCGCACGTCCCGAAATAGATAAGTCTACGTTCGAAGAAAAAGTAGCAAAGGCGACACCCAACATTCCTGATCTTGTTAAGACGGAAGTAAAAGCTCCGGGCAAAATACTTGAAGAGCAGAACGAACTGTACAAGCAGGCAGGGTATGACCCCGATGTCTTTAATAAAATGATCAAAGGTATTGAGGAGAAGAAAGGTAAAGCCGCGTCTGAAAAAGACGCCGCAGTTGGTCTGGGTATTATGAAAGCAGGTCTCAGACTTATGGGTTCTCGTGAAGGTCAAGAGTTCCAAGAACTCAGTGCGGGTGCGCAAGAAGGACTGAACGACTACGCAAAAGCTGTTGAAAAACTCAAAGATAGACAAGAAAGATACGACGAGCGTATAGAGCAATTCCGCCTAGCAGATGCACAAGCAAAACGCACTGGGGCAGAGAGCGCCCTTGCGCGTAGAGATAAGTTGGCTGAAATGCTACAAGCGGATGAACGTGCGTTGTTTACCGCAAAGTCACAGGCCGCTAATGTTGGAGTGCAGGCAGCAACCAGCCTAACTACCGCTGATAAGAGTTTGATGGGTCAGTTGTATGCCACCGAGACATCCGCACAAACCCAGCGATATGTGGCAAATCTGCAAGCACAGACCCAGCGCGAGTACACGGGCGCACTGAGAGCGCAAGGGATTGAGGCTAACAAAGCAAAGATACTGATCGATGCGGCAGGAGACTTTATTTCCAAGAACGCAGGCAACCCGCTGTATATGCAAGACCCTAGTAAACTGCAAAGCGATGCGATTGCCTACGCTAACTCAATGGCGCTTCAATTTGGTATTACACCAAAAGGGGCGAATATGGCCCCGCCAGCTAAACCAAATGCAGCCGCGTACGAAAATAAGTATGGCCTTCCCCCTGTGAAATAAGGAGCGCATCATGGCAACACGCTATGAGCAGATCATCGCTAACGTCCAGAGCATGATCAACCAAAGTGCTCCTATGACGGATATTGACGGGTATTTAGGTACACAAGGGCTAACTCCTGCGCAATTTCGTAAACTGGTAGAAGGCCCGACTATTGGTGGGCAGGCAAAGGAATTCTTTAAGGGTATCCCTGCCGGTGCTGTTGGTCTGCTGGAAACTGCCGGGGTTGGTGCAGCGGCTATGCTGCCTGAAGGATACGAAGAACCTACCCGCAAATTTATCCAAGAAAAAGGTGCCGCGCTTCGTAAGCCGTTTGCCCCAGAGATGGGTTATGAAGAAACAATCCCTCGTAAGTTTGGTGAGGCGGTTGGCTCCACAATTCCATTCTTCGCAACAGGGCCGTTTGGGTTAGCAGGCCGTGCTGCCGCAGTTGGTACAGGTGCCGCTGCTGGTGCAGGCGAAGCACGTCTTGCTGCCGAAGAAAAAGGTGTAACGGGTGATGACCGTGCACTTGCTACCGCGTTGGGTGCGCCAGTTGGTCTGCTTGATCTGGTTGCTCCACAACTCAACATAGGTAAAAAACTTATTACTCGCGCCGCTGTGACCGGTGGTGTTGAAGGTGCGACTGAAGCCGCCCAGAAAGTCGCCCAAAACTTAATTGCTCAAGGCATCTACAACCCGGAGCAGCCGCTCTTCGCTGGTGCCGCTGAAGAAGGTGCATATGGTGCGGGGGCTGGTGCGTTAACTCGGTTCTTGATGGACGCTGCACTTGGACGGAAAGCACGTGGGGCACCGGGTACACAGCCTCCTTCTACTGAAGCCCCCGGTGCTGTTGGTGTTCCCGCAGAAGCTAGACAATTCCCACTTGGGCAAGTGCCTGAGTTTGGTGAAGGGTATGAAGGTTACCGCGCTGCGCCGGAGCCTTTCCGTGAAGCAGAAGAAAAAGAAGCCGCACGGCAGAACCGTTTGTTCCAGATTACTGAGTTGCGAGATCAGCACGATGTGCTGATGCGTGAGGTTGACCGTTTAAAAACCCAATTCGAAGCTGCACCTACTGAGGAACAACGAGGTGCCATTCTTGGGCGAGCCAATGAGCTTAATGCTGCGCGGGCTGACCTTGAAACTCAGATTAAGCAACTATCCAAGGGGCTAGAAGGCGCTGAACGCGCTGGGGCTGTAGCTGAACCGGGGCAGATGGGGTTGGACTTCGATATGCCCGAGATGCCACGCCAGCAGACTGGCGAAGGTGTTGTGCTGGGTGAAGAGCAGGTTGCCCCCGCAGGTATCACGCCTGAACAATCTGAGTTCTTTAGACAGCAGCGTATCGCCGACATTAACGCACGATTGACCGCTGGTGAGTTAATTACAGACGCTGATAGAGCGTTTCTCCAGATGGATGCACGGGAACAACGTGCGGCGTTTGAAGAGCGCCCTACACCTGAATTAGCATTGCCCGAAGAGCGAGATCAATTCCGTCTTGGCCCACAGTACATTCAGCCTGCACCTACGATGGAGGAGGCGGTTGAGACACGCCCGGTCACTGAAGCTGACTTCAAGGTAATGGGTATTGCCAAGACCAACAAAAAGTTGCGCGAAGCCATCTTGGATAAAGACCTTGCTGACCCTGCGCAACGTGCCGAAGTTCAAGAAGTACTGACTGACTTTGCTAACGACCCCAACCGCAGTGCTAGGATAATTGAAGGGGTAAACAAGTTTCTAAGCAATCCTGTATTTATGGAACAGGGTGAACTTGATTTGCGTCTACCTAGAAAGCCACGTGCCAAGAAAGCAAAGGAGGCAGCTGATGTCATCCAACCTACAGAATCTGTCGAACCAGCAGTTGAGCCTAGCGTTGCAGTGGCTGACGAACGCGGAGCCGCACCCGCCGGAGGAGTTGCAGCACCTGTCACCGGGGGAATGGATGTTACTGGAGGGGTTGCTCAACAGCCTGATGTCGGAGCGGGAGGACAGCCAACTACACTAGAAGGGGCCCCACGTGAACCTGTACCGCCTGCTGTATCACCTACCGCTGCCCCGGCGCTGGAAGCACCTGCTGCTCCTACGCCTGCTGAAGGGAAAGTAACTCCTAAAGAAGCCACCCGTAGGCTGGTGCAAGAAGGCAAAGTAAAACCTGCGGAAGCAAAAGGTATCGTCGAAGATATTACGGACGGATTTGGTGAAGTATCAACGGCAGATATAGAAGAACAAATCCGTTCTTTGAAAGGCGAGACTGCACCAAAAGTACCGTACACCCCAGAACAACGTGCTACCGCAGAACAGCATGCTAAAGACCTCGGCGGTGAGATAGCTTGGCAAGAAGGTGAGTTTGCGCTTATACGTGGGTATTCTGCGCTTACAGGGCGACCTGTATATGCAGCGGCAAAAGGTTCGCTACGTACCAAAATTGATATTGAATCTTTTACTGGGAATTTATTTACCCCACAAGAACGTGCCCGTTTAGTTGCAGAAAAGAAACGGCAAGAACAGGCTGCGGAACAAGCGCATAAAACCAAACCGTTTATCACCTTTACCAAAGGGAAAATCCAGACTTCAAAGAACACGCCAAAAGAACTAGGCAGTATTGTTGCTGGATGGTCAAAACTGTTAGGTATCCGTGCCAACATCTACATCACTACGATGGAAGATGCGCGGGCGGACGTAGGTAAATTCACCGGCCCTTACCGGGCAATTGGCTCGGCTGCACTCGATCCGCTAAACGCAGGGTCTATGCGCAGAATGTCGAACGGCGACTACTACATCGCCTTTACACCATCAACCAGCAAAACTTCAATGCTTGAGGTGTTAGCGCATGAACTTGGTCATGTGCACATGAAGGAGATGTACAACAACGCTTCGCCAGAACTGCAAGCATCTATACAGAAGGCGTTTCAGAAATGGCTGGGTGAACAAAAAGGTAAGACTGCACGGGAACTCGTCGATGCACTCCGCGCACGAACTGCTGCTAAACAAACTCGTGTAGCGGAAGGGTTAATGGCAGATGAGCTAAAGCCTTACTGGCGCAGCTTTGACGAATGGTACGCAGACCAAGTATCGCGCTGGGCAACCACAGATGAGAAGCCTATCTCCGTTGTAGAGAAGTTCTTTGCGCGGTTAGGACGTGCACTGCGTAGCTTCTTTGGCAATCTGAAGAACAATCGGTACTTACCGGATGAGACTTTCGTTCAGTATCTAAAGGAAGTAAAAAAGGCTTCGGTCAAACCAACTGCTGATGTGCAAGCAGGTGATGCTAAGTCGATGGTGCGGGGGATGATAGATACCGCAACCACTAACTTTAAGAAGTGGTTCGGCAACTCCAAGATTGTTACTTCTCGCGATGTTGGCCCTGTCTCTGGCGACATGATTATGCGTCGTATGGGAATCCCTGAACAAGAGCGCAAGGAATACTGGGGAGGGCTGAGTCAAGAAGAGCGTGACCGCTTGACTGAAGAGTATCGGAATCGCGATGGTGTGGGTAAGCCCAAAGTCATGTACCACGGCACCGCTCGTGACATCTCTGAGTTCCGCCCAAAACAAGCAAATGCTATCTTCCTGACGGATGATCCTCTGTTTGCTGAAAGTTTTTCGAGTTCGTCCGAAGATTACATGCTGAAAGAGCTGCGGGCTAAACTTTCAGAGGCACAACTTAACGAGTTATATGATAAGGCGGATGCAATTGCGGCACGTGAGGACACATCTCCTATCGATGAATTTAATAATTTGCTCAGTGAACTTTTACCCAGCCGTGCAAATATAGTCCCGGTATACGTCAGTGCACAGAACCCATTTGACTTCCAAAAACGTAGTCACCTAAATAAATTAGCTGAAATTATTGGTGATGAAGACCTCATGAATGATGTTATGTATGGGGAATGGGAAGCGATTGAAAGTGCCACAGTACAGGAAGCAATTAAATATTTAGGGCATGATGGCTTCTACGTACAAGAAGGTGGGCGCAAGAATCTCGCTGTCTACGAACCTACACAGATCAAATCCATATTCAATACCGGTGCGTGGAGTCCGACGGATAGCAGGATTTCGTATCAGCGGAAGAGTGCTGAAGGCGAACTGACTACCGAAGGTCAACGTGCCGCTGCGCTGAACGAGCGCATGAAGGGTATTGCCAACGAGCCGGAGCCAGATGTCGATCAGACATTCTTAGACCGCTTGACCCTGATGAGCGAGAAGTCCAAAGGCATACCGATGGCTATCCGTCAGGCAGTCGTGGATAAAGATGCGCCGGTCAAAGAGAAGCTTGTTGCCGCTTATCAAAACAAGGTCACGAACAGCCTTGGCGAAATTCGCGGAGACATACTGAACGAACAGGCGCAGGAAGCCACGGGTGTTGCTGATCAACTGATGAAGCGTGGTGGTATCCGTGTCGGTGCTGATGGCTTGTATGAAGTCTACGACCGTGTAGAAAACGGGCAGAGTATCAGCCTTGACGGTGTATTTGAGATCATCATCGAGAAGCTGGGTGCCAAACTAGGTTCTGCCAAGGAAGCGGTAACGCTTTCGCATCGGGCGTTCATTGCGCAACGTGCCAACGAAATCAACAAGCGTAACGAGTTGCTTAGAAGCCAAGCCGAAACGGCAGAAGCCAAAGGCAATAAGCAGGCAGCGGCAAAATTGCGCAAGCAGATTGTGAACGTACGCGCGTCTCAGGCTGAGATTGATGCTGGCCTTGAGGCTATGAACACGTTCCCCGAACTGAAGCAGGCATTTGACGTATTTACCAAGTACAACGAAGGCATCATTGACTTCATGGTATCGACAGGCCGTCTCAGCCCAGCGCAAGCACAGGACTGGAAAGACAACGTGGGCTACGTGCCGTGGACACGTGTAGAGGAAGACACCAATAAGCTTGAGTCCGCTAACAAGCTGCGTACCGGTAACGTGCACTTGACTGAGTTGCCAAAGCTGGACACCGCAGGTAGCTCCAAAGAGATTCGCAACGTGCTCGACAATATGGTGGGCAACACCATCTGGGCTATCCGGTCAGGCTTGAAGAACCGTGCTGCGGTCAAAACACTAGAGCAACTGCCGGATGCCGAAGAGCTAAAGACGCAGGATGAGGTTGACCGCGAACTGAAGAACAATAAGCAGCTTGTGGTATTCGCCTACCGTGACGGTGAGCGCGTAGCGTTCCGGGTGCAGAACCAAGAAGATGTGGCAGCGTTCTCCAGCGTGGTGGATGTTGCAGGCCCAGTAATGAAAGCGTTCACAACAGCAGCGACCGGCTTGCGTAGTTTCGTTACTCACATGCCAACCTTTGCGTTGAGTCAGCTTGCACAGGATACGGGCCGCGCTATGTTCCTGTCCGGTGTGAAGCATCCGTTTGCGCTGCCTAGCAAGGTGCTGAGTAACTTCTATCATGTGGTCACCGGTGGTGAGACTGACATCCAAGCGTTGGGTATCACAGGTGCTTACGATGGTATGCCTGACCACGCAATGCGTCGGGCGCGTGAGCGTCATGGTTTGCAAGAACGTAATGCCTTCCTCCGTGCATGGGACAAGCTGGAAGATTTCTCACTTGCTGCTGACATGGCGGTACGTGCGGCAATCTACGACCAGACCATGAAAGAAACCGGCGACCGAGTGCTGGCTTTCCATCGCGCCAAGGAATACATCAACTTTAAGACCGGTGGCAACGGGCAGACCGTACGTATCCTGCGTCAGATCGTGCCTTTCATGAACGCCTACATCCAAGGTATGGATGTGCTTTATCGCACTATCCAAGGCAAGGGCTTGTCGATGGAAGACCGCAAGACTGCAATGGCACTGTTCTATACGACTGGAGCCAAGGTAGCTGCGCTGTCTTTCTTGTACGCTGCACTGGTGGGCGACGATGATGACTACAAAGGTCTGGATGACTACGAGCGTGATAAGAACTTTATCATTCCCGGCACTGGCCTAAAACTGCCGGTTGCACCTGAGATTGGCTTCCTGTTCAAGGTTCTGCCAGAGCGCCTCTACCAAGCGATTGCCCGTGAAGGCACCGAGCGCCCAGTCGATGCCAAGACTTTCATGCGCAGTATGCGTGACGCTGCAATCAACGCGTATGGTGGCGTTAACCTAACCCCGCAATTGATTAAACCTGCGATTGAGGTGGCGACTAACTATTCGTTCTTCACCAACAATCCTATCGTCGGTATCAACATGGCGGGGAAAGAGACGTACTTGCAGTTCAACAACAGCACCTCGGAACTTGCCAAGCTATTCGGGCATATCGGCATCTCGCCCATGAAGGTAGACCACTTGCTGCGTGGGTATCTGGGCACCGTGGGTGGTGTGGCGTTGGATGTTACCGATGCTGTAGCTGACCCCAACCGCATGAACAAACCAATCAACAAGCTGCCGTTGATCAAGACCTTCATGTATGACGATACTGGGCGTGGTTATAAGACTGAGTTCTATCAGTTCCGTGAGGATGTAGACAAGGTGGTCAACTCGGTGAATACGTTCAAGCGGGAAGGCCGTGCTGAAGAATTGCAGGAGTACCTGACCGAAGACAAACTCAAGCTGTACTCGATGAAGGGTGTAGTAAACAAGATTGAGGAGCAGCTTGGGAATATGCGCAAGTACCGCAACATCATTGCGAATGATCCAGACCTGACCCCGGAAGAAAAACGGGAGAAGACGGATTCGATTCTTGCGCTAGAGCGTCAGTTGCTGACTAACTACAACATTCCGAAGCTGAAGCAAATAGCGGGGTATTAAAAAAAAGCCCCCGGTGCAAGGGGAGTAGCACTCGGGGGCAGTCTCAAGTTCCCTTGGAGAAAGCATTGAGTGCGCCAAGCATATCACGCCAATCTCCAGACCCGCAAGCCATATCGCCCCCGCTCCACAACACGCTTGCACACCACCTGCATCCGTAGCCGGTCAGCCTCTTTCTCCACAAACTCCTGCACCGGGCGGTAGTCCAGACAGGGGATGAAGAAAGAGGTTTCTGGGCGGAACGCCTTCCAATCAATCCAGATCGGGGTGGACAGAATCCGGAGCATTTAGCAGGATGTCTTCGTCAAAAAAGCCAAGCTTGGATGCGTCAAACACCAGCGCCTGTACGTTCTGCGCCGTGTTGGTCACTGTGCCTGCAAACATCCGCTTGCGCTTCATACCAAGGTAAGCGCCAGCTTTCTGATACGGCTCCAACGACCCTTCGTAGCTCATCGAATACTTGCTGCAATCCTCGCGGTAGGGGCGCACGGACACAAACAATAGCTTCGTATCAGGCTCATACCGTGCAGTCAACGGCCCACGTGGTTCGCGTATCGGTGCATGCTCCAACCCAGTCTTGTTATCTTTGCTACCGTTGATAACCAGAATCTCGTGGAAGTGACGTTGCAGGAACGCCCCGAGGAAGTCCTCGCTGTCGAACATAGACTCCTTGTTGATGCGGCGGCTGTTCTTAATCAGGTCTACCGCGCAGTCCATCACCGGCTTCATAGGGATGTCGTGCAACCCCAATCTACCTGCAATGATGCCTCCTGCAATACCAATCGCCATACCTGCTGACCAGAAGCGTTCGTTGCCTGTGATGCCAGCCGCCCGGTCAATCTTCTCGTTGACCTTGTTCAGGAACTCAATCGTCGCTGGCAAATCACTTTGGATGTGCTGAATAAATGGGGTAATAGCATGCCCGTAGTTATTCGTTAGTCTGCCGAAGTGACGCTTGGACTGAACTGCATCTAGCGAGGTATCCAAAGAAATGTTGGCCTCCAGTATGCGCAGCAGTTCCGGCTCGGGGAACGACTTAATTGATAGCAACGCATCACGAATGACTTTGTTGGATGACGACACCACCGGAAGTTGCCACGATGTGTTGTTGACCCGCTCGACGTTGGCTTTGGAAGACATACGTCCTTTGCCCTTACCAGAAGTGATGTCGTACACCAGATCGGACATCGGCTCCGGCTTCATGTTGGTCAACTCATCAATAGTTGCCGTTATGTTCTGTAAGCTACCAAACCGCTGTAGGCGGAAGTTGTGCGTATCCTTGTAGTTCATCATCAGAGCACTTGGACTGCCGTAGATGCTGTTGATCGCTTGCAGTATGGTGGACTTGCCGGTACCGCCTTCCTTACTAACTAGGTTTAATAGAAAGCCACTGAGCGCACCTTCCCCTACGAACTTCATTAACGGGCCACCCCAACCAAGGCACAGCGCCAGTGCACGTATCTCCATGCCGGGGTTACGATAATGGTTGATAACATCCTTCCATACGTGGAAGTCGCCACGTGTACCAAACGCGGGTACTAGTGGCAGCGTTGCTGCTGACGGTGGGCTGTATTCGATTGTGTCATGCCGGATTTCTTTCTCGCCAAGAATGAACGCGCTGTCATCCGACAACCAACCAAACTGCTTACGCGCAATCTCGGCTTTACCCATCGCTTGTAGTTCTTCCACCCAGCGAGTTGTATACAACATCATTGCCTCCTGTTTTTTGCCAATAATCGCCACACCATGCTTGGCAATCGTGCTCATGAATTTATCTTTGGAGATGACATCCTGTAATGGCATGATGAACTCACGCACACCATCCTTTGGGAGATGCAGACGTAACATTACGCACTCACCATCCTCGGGATCGTGCAGTCGCTTCACCACATAGAAATCGTGCGGGAAGATCAGCGTATCATCTTCGGTCTCTTCAGAGCCGTCTTTGTTCTTCTTGGGCATTCCTTGCAGGTAAATGCCACCTACATTCCCCCGAAAGAATGGGAATGGAAACTTAGGGATTGTGTACGTACGGACTTCCTGCGTGACTGGCTCAACGTCTTCAACAATTGGCGCTTCCGCATCTTCATCTGGATGGATAACTTCTCGTCCAATTTGTATAGGAGAGGTAACCTTGAGCGAACAGCCCTCACATAACGCTGGCGAAAGCTTTTTAAAGGTGTCACATGTGTACGGCCCTTTTGTTTGAGCAGCTTTCTTTTCAGTAGTTCGAGCATCGTATTCAGGGTGCTTGTTCGATAGAATATGGATCGCTTTTCCGGCATCAACACAGTGATGCGCAATCGATAGCCCGGCTCTCCATAAGGGTTCCTCCACCGTGTCCTGATTTTCGTAAATATGCGCAAGTTGTGCACAGCCTTCTCCCTGTACAGATTTAAGCAGAATGGTCTTGAACCGTGACTGATAGTTGCCTAGCAGTGCAAGTGTCGTGGGATCAATCTGCCGTTGGAACGGCTTCTCACCCGGAATGTGGAACTCGTTCGATACGAACTTGTCACGTAGAGCGTCCAAGCCCACACGTGTGCCAGCCATTAACAGCTTTACAGGCTGCGGATCATCCGGGTTCTTAAAGTTAAGCGTGTCTGGTATGCGCAGAATACGTGCAACGTCAGCGGTAACTGCTGGGTCAGCATGTAGATTCTGTGCAGTGCAAAGCGCCTTCAGCCCTTCGGCAAAGCCACGCCATTCGTTTTTCTCAAGCGCCTCTTCAAGCACCCAGTATGCATGCACCCCACGACCGGAGTTCACGATAGCGGTTGGCCTTGGCAGGCTGGTCTTCTTAACAAAATCCTTCAGCGCAGCAACGCCTTCAGATTGATCTGCGTACGGCTTACCAAGACCACAGTCGAGGTCAAGGAAAAAAGAATTGAGATGTGATGCGTTAGCGGTAGTCCGCCCGGAATCATCAGTAAACGAAGCGAGTGCAAAGTACGCGTCATAGCCTCTATGTACCAAGGCATCTGCGTAGCTATCGATCTCCTCTACCGACGATACGAATATTTGTTTTGGTTTTGCATCCTTCTTCAGTCCCACTACGCAATACTGCCCCGTAGCTGGTAGAACCAAAGACAGGAAGTCTGTCCTCGTAAGCATAGCCGCCCCAAGCCGTCTTTTAAAAATAGGTAGGCAGGGATAGTGACGGCAACTACCCTTTTCGGGTGCGCTCCCTAGCCTCCTAAACCTGTGTTATTTCCGCTTCTTCAACAGCGTCTCCACTACCTTGGCAACTTGTTCTTGGTACGCAGGCGGCACTTTCGTTAAGCCCTTGAACCAGTTGTAAATCGTGGCGCGGGTTACCCCGAAGTGCTCTGCCACGTCCTGTGCTGGTATATCGTTTTCTATGCACAGGTTGCCAAGCTGGACACCAAGCTTGTTGGTGTCCGCTGAATTAACGATTTTGACAAAGCGGGATGAGTACCCGTTACTCATCATCCCACTCAGCGAGGATTTTGCTTACGTCCTTTTTCTCAGCGGGAGCCTCCTCTTTCTTGCTCGTACGCTTCGTTGGCTCAGAAACGACTTGCGCCGCCTCACTTTCGCCAGCATCTGCGTCACTATCCGCTGCCACCGCCTGCGCTTTCTTTGCCGGGACAGGCTTTTCAAACTCTTCATCGTTAGATTGGTCACCATCCTTCACTCCATCCGTCTGTGCAACGGTCATCGTGATTGCGCTTACTGCTGATGGAGACTTGCCTTGCTCCAGTGCAGCTTGGAATTCGCTGGTCTCAAGGAAACGTACAGGCTTGAAAGTCAGCTTTGGTGTGGAACTATTGGTGTCGAAGCGCATTTCAGTTACGACCGACGTAATAGGCGCACCCTTACTTGCAATCATCTTTGCATATGTCTGCAAAGGCCACTTGCCATTCTCACCGGCACCGAAGATGGAAGTAGACGGCAGTGCAAGCTGGTACACGTCACCGCTAATGTCGTTCTCCAAGACAACTGCTAAACGCTGCTGGAAGCGGCAAGCACGGCTATCGCCCTGACCCGAGCCCTTGATGTTCTGTGGGCAGCTAGCGCACGACTTCGACTGAGGTGCTTTAGCTTTGGCATCTGGGGTTTCACCGTCTGCTGACCAGCAATCCGGGGCGCTGACTACGCCCTTCTTGTAAGTGCCTGCGTAGAAGATACGCGAAATTTTCTGTGCCGCTGCAACGATCACAACATTCATTGCACGGTCTTCGTTCTGCGCAACTTCCTTGCCATTGACCAGCATGCGCCAAACGCCGCCCTCGATGGAGATACGCTTGTTACCGCCGCCACTACCACCCATCAAGGCTTTGGTAGTTTCATCAAGTTCCGCTGTACGCAGGTGGCTGGGAAGATTTTGGTTGAATAGAGCTAGATCGCTCATTGCTTTCTCCTTATTTACGACGAACAACAACCGCGTAACGGCTGTCAACATTGAGACCCGGCGGACACTTGTCGGGATTCTCTTCCAAGAACGAAGCCATATTGTTCTGCGAGATGCGTTTCTCTATTAACTCTAAGGCTTCGTGTTTCTTCACGAACGAATGAAATGAGTGCCAATCATTCGTCCAATAGCGTTTGGCAACTCGACGGCTTACTGTACCAAACGGTGTTTTGAGGCTATCAGTGCCGACCATCTTGCAAGTCTCCAGAAGCTGGAACTCAATAGTATCCAGAGCCTCCTTGAGTTCGGCATCTTCTTTCTCGAACTTGTCAGCCAACGCTTTACGGGCATCGCGTATCTTGATGTACGTCTTAACCAGCTTGTCGGTTGGGATGACTTGTGACTTAGTTTCATCATCCATATTGATCTCCAAGGG